TCCCAGCGAACGCAACAATTAACTCTGTTGCCAAAGCCCTCGCCTTACAATACCGTCAGTCAAAGACTGGTTTCTTGCTCTTGGCTTGGTGTTTGTGAATACAAAAAAGTCCCCTCAGGATAGTTCGGATAACCTTTGGGGACTTCAGCAGAAAGGAGCCTGCTTGTGTATATATGAACAGCATTTGTCTTCACTCGTCAATCCGAACTTGACGGGTGCAAAGTTAGGGAATAATTCACGACCTGCAATGGGTCATTAAGTTTAATTAAAACGTGTATAGAACAATGAGAAAGTCAATTTGTAAGCAAATCGGAAATCGTGTGAAAACGTGATGTTACCAATCCGTTACCACGCTGAAAATCGAACCTAATGTTAGGTAATAGAAAACCAAGTGGTTTACAAAGACTTACACTCTCGGATAATCCAAAAGGCATGAATCCCGCCGGAATCACCTTATGGATAGAGAGGAAAGTCGAAAAGGCAATCCTCTCTAACTTGTTTAAAGAGAATCAGATAGAAACTTAATCACTTGTATTTCAGACACCTAACAAGCACGTTTAAAGTAATTTAGCGGGTTGGGTGGCTTTTGTTATGCTTTGCTATACTTAGCTAAACACTGCCATATTTTGTTACCAAGACGTTACCAATCCGTTACAAAATTTTTTCAGCGTGTTACCACTGAGAGTTAATTTTTGTAAATGTCGAATTATTAAAGAGTTTTTAACGAAGATGAAAGCTATTTTAACGTTCGTCTATGACCGCAAAGGTCAGGCAACAAAGACAAAACCTGCCGTGGTAGAGTTGAGAATCACGGGTGACAAGGTGAGGAAGTATATCTCAACAGGTGTGAAGCTGCTCCCCAAGGAGTGGTCGAATGGTTCTGTAGTTGGCCGAAAGGATTGGAAGGAGCTGAATGACCAATTGCAGGTGATGAAGAAGAAGTGCTCCGAAATCATCAACCGCATGATGGACGAGGGGAGTTTGGATCTAAACGCCGTGCCATCCCTCTTGAAGGAGAGCGTGATGCAGCAGCAGACCTTCATCGGCTATGCTAAAGGATTGGCCAAGCGCAGGTACAAGAGTATCACGGAGGGCACACGCAAGCACTATGAGGTAATGTTCAAGTTCTTGGAAAGCTGGAGGGGAATTGTGTCCTTCTCTGACGTGACGGAGAAGAACATTCAGAAGATGGACGAGGAATTGGAGCGTAGAGGTCTGAAGGAGTGTTCAAGGTGGAACTACCACAAGTTGGTAAAGACCTTTGTTCTGCAAGCCTTGGAGGACGGATTAATCAAGCGTAATCCCTATTCAAGGCTCGACATCAAGCGAGGCAATGAGGACGGACTGACACGCTACCTCTCGCCTGTGGAGTTCCATCGGTTTGAATCGTGTACGCTGCCTAATGAGAGCCTGCAAAAGGTGAGAGACCTCTTTGTGTTCCAGACTTACACGATGATGAGCTATTCTGACATGGCAAAGTTCGACTACAAGGACTGCGTAAAGGTCAATGGGCAAGTAGTCTACAAGTCGAAGCGCACAAAGACTAAGCAGGGGTTCACGATTGTACTGATGGAGCCAGCCTTGTTCATCTTGAAGCGATACAAGTACAAGCTGCCCATAATCTCCAATGTGAAGTACAATCTCTATCTGAAAGCTGCTGTGACCTATGCAGGAATAGACAAGCCGGTCACGACCCACTGGGCACGGCACACAGGAGCAACAATGATGCTGAATGAGGGAAAGCTGCCGATGCACATCATCCAGCACATGCTGGGACACGCATCGATTCGGGAGACAGAAAGAACCTATGCCAAGCTGATGGATGAAACGATAGTTGATGCAATGGTCAACTATCAGAACAAGCTAAAGTAAGGGCAAAAAAAAAGTGGCTACCTATCCTCTCGGACGGGTAGCCACGCACGAATTTTGGTAAAAATTATGGGACTAGCCCTCACGGGTTGAATGGATGTCCCTATATTAAAGGTTTGAAGATAATTCACTTCTCCGTGATTCTTGTCTTTTTGAGAGGCTGCAGGTACATATGCGATATTCCCTGCAGCAGCGAACTATTGCGACTATACATCCGGTCGAACTTCTTCAAGGCTTTCTTGCCCTCACTATAAGTCGCTTCCTTCTTCATTGTCCTCACCCGACCATCTTCAAGCTGATAGCAGACACTACAGAGCTTCTCTATTGTCGTAGTCTTACCCATATAGTCTTATTCTCTGTTAGCCTCCTTGTGAAAAAGGTCGAGGTATGATTGATAAATATTCAAGATGCCGAGTACATCTGTGAATTTCTGCATCTGCTCAAAATTCTTGTAGCTTTCTTGCATAGCATCCACAATCACGCTATAGGCTTCGGCAACACAGCTCTTCGCCATGTCATATTCCTCATCGTTCTTCAGTGTCATAATGGCTTTCGCCAATTCCTCAGACACACAATTCAATTCTACTTTCTTCATAATCTCACTCATTTAAATTTTAATAAATTCCAAATCTAATAATAGTGCCCGTCAAGCCGATAGCGCAGCCTTTATACTAACCCAACAATCCTATGAGGAACAGGATTATCAATACAATAGTGAATATAAGTCGCTTCATACTGCAATCTGCTTTTTAGTGGTTCTGTGTCTGTTCCTATTGTAAGCCTTGATAGTGTCCATCTGAGCGTTCACAAGGTCGAGGATGCGCTTGTGGTACATCGTGAAGTGGTCTCCCTTGTCCTTGACGATTGCTTTCTTCGTGGCAATAGGCTTTGTCACCGCCTTGTCGTTTGGATCTAAATTGTGTCCCACCTTTGCATGAACCTTTTCATTTGGCAGTTCCAAGTCCTTGTCTTCCTCTTGATAGTAGTGGGCAGCCCAGCCGAAAACAACCGCATCCTCCACGTAGGCACCACCGCCCTTGGCTTGCTTCCGTGCCTGAGACACAATATAGTTAACACACTTGTCGAGGCTCTTGCCATCGGTCTTTAAACGCTCGGAAAAGGCTGCATCTTGTGCAGCCATGTTGTCGAGGTGTTTCTTGATAATATCCTTGAAGTCCATAGTTCCTAAAAATCAAACATCTTGTATTCCTTGGTAAAGTATCTTGCAGTCACGATTGTATTGTCATCGTTTACCTCGCAGTCACAGAAGATAGTGTTGCTCCTGTTGTATCTGTGCTTCTTCAGTATCTCACAGAGCAACACCACTGGCCCATTGAACGGCAGGGCAAACGTAATCTCATTGCCGTCCACCTTTGCCGCACACACACTATGCGAGAACGTGCCCATCTTAACATCATCCGTCCCGATGGTCTTTCCCTCAAAAATCTCCTTGAAGACAGACTTAACCTCGGTCATGTCCTCAACTTGCTGAAACTTGCTTGAATCCATATAGCTTCCAATTATTTAAGTCCTATATAATACTTGTCGAACAATCCGTTTGCATGATACGTGTTTGACACCTCATAGTTAGGATTGTTGAGATAGGGCAGTACCTCTTCATAGGAAGAGGACACCGCCCACAACTGATTGTTGAATTGTTCTTTTATACTCATAAGCGAATCTCCTATACTTAATGTTAATACTAATAGGGCAAATCCTCATCGTCTTTCGTGAGTGCCCACATTTCATCCTCAATCTCGTCACCACGTGAAATCTTTCCTCTCTCATAGCAACGCTCCCGCTCTTGGTAGAGCATTGCAAGAATCTGTCTTTTGTCCATACAATAGAATTTAATGTCTGTACCCTGCGCAGGAATCGAACCTGCGCCAAGCACCATGCAGGGTTGTCAAATCTCCGTAACTTCTGTGCGGAGTTCGTAAAACTTCCAAGTACCCCCAATGCAAGCCGAAATACTTGCCTTGGGGAAATACTTGTTGTTATAGTCCATCGTCATGTTAACTGAATCACCATCCCTCGCAATATCCTGCAAGGCTCTGTAATTATCGTCAACAATCTGTCTAATCTCGTCAAATGTGTCACGGACGAACTTAAAGCCATCCTTACACTCGAAGATATACTTAAGCTCTATTTTCATATCACTCTCCCTAAAAGATTATCTCCTTTAGCCGTACAAAGATACCACGCTTCGTTAATCATCTGTGCAAGGCTGCAATACCCTGCGAAATAGCCTTCTTCGTCCCCAAAGAATGGGAAGTACTCCGTATTGCTCACTCCTGTGTCACCATCGTCATTTGTGACGGAAACAAATCCCTTGTGATGGTTGTTGACTTTCACGTAAAAGGTTCTTCCGTTCATCTTGAAGTCGAAGAAAGTAACCTTGTTGTGCGAACAGAATCTCACTCTATTGCCGATGATATTAACCAAGTTGGCGAATCTCTCGGCCGTCATGCCCTCTTCATCCACGATGTCTAAATTCTCGTCTTGAATGAACTCAACCAATGGTTGCAGGTCTACGGCATTGCCTACCTTTTTCTCTAAATTAATCATAATTCCCAGATATTTAATTGTTAGTATACAAGTCTATATAATCTCTCGCATCCTCCCACGTTTCGTGCATCTTGACCCGCCCACGAACGGAAAGGTCATCGGTAAAGCAGATGGGGTAAACGCTCTCCCCTGGGCGGGTGCCGTATTTGCGTATCTCCACACCCTTGTAAATCTCTGTTGTCGGTGATTTTGCCCTCATATTGCTCCCTCCTTGATTAAGTAATAACGTGCATCGTCCTCTGTCTCAAACAATCTCACTAATGCCCCAATCCTCGCTTCATAGGGAAACGCAGGATTGGAGCCTTGTCTTAACTCAAATTCGGTCATAATCAACCCTCCTTATTATTAGCGAACTTAAGCGCATCCTCAATCCCATGCAGGTAGCCAAGCAATTCTCCTGCGCTTGCTGAACCCTCAAAAAGATTGCTCGTATCTTTCCATTTCACGAACCATCCCGAATTATCCCTGTACAACTTGCCGTTAGTACCTGCAAGTGCATTTACTCTCTTCAATGCACCCTGCAACATTAATCTTGTACTCAATGCCATAATATAATCTCCTTTTTGTTTAAGTGTACTAAGATAGGTTGAGCATCTTGTCAAGCCATGTTGACTCGTCGCAGATGTCTGTTAGAGCTGTGTAATACTTTCCGCTGGCTTTGTCGTACAGATATTGACCATAATAAGACATGGTGGTACATTCACCGATAAAGAACATTGAAAAACGCTCGTTTTGGACCCAACATATAGGCGGCAGGACATTAAGGGCGTAGTCGAATTCTTTCTGTGTAATCTCCTTTGGCTCTTTGCTCAGCCACTTTTCACGCTGAAGTTCTTTGTACTCATCCCAAGTGACGGCACGGAAACCGCCTTCAAGAATCTTCTTTGTCTTGTCAAGTTGAGTTTGCCAATGTTCAGCCATGTCGGGATAGTTGACGAGGTGGCTCTCGTAAGTGGATTTATCATCCTCATAGTACTTTCTTGCCCTCTCGATGTTGGCACTAACTTCTGACTCCTTGCAGGAAGTGAAGCATTCAACAAATGCGTTGTTGATGATTAGTAAATCTTCCATAATAGATGTTTTATTAAGTGAAACAATTTGAAGGCAGGATGGCATTGAACCATCCTTGACCGCCTCTAACGGATTTGCCCTAACCAATAGGTAAGCAATAGTAATAAAGAACCTTGGGAGTGTATCTCAAAAGTCTTGTGCTGCGTTCTATGGCTTTCACTGCAAGGCTAATACTTCTGTATTCTGACAAGCCTTGTACTGAGCCATCAGCCATTTTCCTATAAACCTTATATTTCATATCTATTCATATTTATTTCCCCAATCTTAATGGAAATCATATTACACAACTCGTATTCTCCAATGGAATAGCAACAATCCCAAGCCGCATTAAGTTTAGTTAGCTTGATAATGTCTTGTTCTATCTTCTCTTGAACACCTTCAAGCACATGAGGCTCAAAGGTGTTCTTAGTCTCCATTCTCATCATAATCTTACCTCCAAACTTGTTAATGCTGATTTATAAATAGTGTTCCACGTCTTATCGAAACCGCTAATCAGATGGTCAGCGGCTGTCTCAATAACCTCCAATGTCTCTCGCTTACTCATGCGGTCTAAGTCTCTCTTGATGTTGTTCCCGCAAAGAACCTCGTTATACATCACATCTTCCCATGTGTAATTGTCGCCCTCATTGTGCTTGTTGTGGTCTTCGGCAATAAGTTCGTACTGTCTAATTGTAACTCTCTTCATAATCTATACTCCTATCTTTAAATATGTGTTATAAACTCTGTTTGCGTTTCGCATACAAACTAAATACATTGTAGCATTACCTGCCCTAAAATGTTGGCTTGCTAAACCCTGCCACATCTTGAATAACCAATACTTGTTCAGTCTCATAGTCGTTTATTTATTAAAAGAAAGAGCGAAGAGAAATATCCCCTCGCTCTACCATGCGTTTTAAATCGTTGATAATCCTGCAAATCTCTTCAAACCTCTGTGGAGAAATTCCAACTTAGTCTTGATTGTGCTTATATCGTCACATACAAGAAATGTAGCATAACACATACCATGATTGCCTTCCTTAGTAAGCACTACCTTTGTGAACTTCGTGTTCCTAACTACGTAGCAATTAACTCCTAATCTCTTAGCTTCACGTTCGATAATCATAACTTACTTCTCCTTTCTCAAATCCTTATATGAGTCCCACATCAACCACAATGGAAACAACATCATGAAGTCAAACACAAGGATGAAGAAAACAATCTGGAACCATCCGAAAAACTCTCCGTCTTTCCAAAGCAATGCCGTTTCGGGAAGAGCGATGAAAGAACTCACCAACTGAACATCGTAATAGCATGCCGCAACAACTATTGCGAACATGCCGAACAGACACCAATACTTCATACCTTTTGAATTGTTACGTTACTGAAATTATGACCGCCCATAGCCAACGCAAGAAGATTACGTAAAATGGCACTCACTTCCCACTCATAGCAGGGAAGAACACAATCACCTAAAGCGTGGTGATAGCTGATAATGAAATTTTTCATAAACCTTTAATATTTAGTGATTAATACTTTGTTGTCATCTGTGTTATAATGGCTTTGAACATTTACCCTATATATATAAGGTAGCCACATTACAACAAATCTTCGCCCAGCCTGCTAACAATGCCGTAACACATTGTTTTGTCAGTGCTTCGTATGTTGGCCGCACAAGCAGGCTGGTAAACTTCTCGGGAGATTTCAAGGTGTTTCTCCAAGCCTTAATCAATATCGATGGTTGCTTGCACCTCTCCAAATCCTAACGTCCTACGGCGGACTCCCTCGTGGCATCTCCTTCACTCGGTATCTCTGTTAGGTCTCTATTTCTCCCGAAACCCGATGCAAAGATATACAAATAAGTCGATAAAACAATGAAAACGTTAGCAAATATATAAAACGTTAACAATTAAGGCAAAGAATTAACATAAATTTGCAAAATATCGACATTTAAGTATAATTAACTGCTATAATGTTCGTAGTTTGGAAAATAATGTGTAATTTTGCAGCCGTATGGCAAACAAAAGGTTAGTTATAAAGCAGATTTGCAAGGATAAGGGGATAACCCTTGAAACACTTGCTAAGAGACTTGGCATTGAAAGGACATCATTGGCGCAAGCAATGTCAAGGAACGTGTTCAGCATGGACAAGCTAGACCAAATTGCCGACGCATTAGGTGTGAGCATTCCAGAGTTATTTGAGGATGCAGGTACAATTACTTGTCCACACTGCGGGAAGAAGATTCATATCAATGTAGATTGATGTGTCTTAACAATCAAGGAAGACGAGAGCTAACCCTCCCATCTTCCTTTTTATATGGCCATAATATGACCATTTAATGACCATTTAATGACCATAATCAACACAATTAAACGATATTAACAAATTAACTTAAATCATTCACAAACCTTAACTAACACACTCAAAGCGAAAAATACATACAACTCTCCTTTATCTCCCTATACGAACGATTTTGACTAAAGTACACTATTCCAAATACTTGTAATTATTTGACATAATGACCTAATCTTTACATTGAACAAACATCAACCATCAGTTTCAATAGCAAAGTGTTAACAAATCAATCCATCAACACACAAGATAGTTCATTATTTGCAACTAACTATTAGTGTGTAAATGACACTTATTAACATACAATTCATGAGGTGTAATAACAGACAGGAACATGTAAGGGAATGGAGAGGGGATGAGGGATGCCCAGTCAAATGCACAAATTGACTTCGCCCGTCTTCGGCTGAGTAACGACACGGACACACATTTCTTCAAACTCCCTATCTTTGCGCCCGTGAAAGAGCCGCAAATGAGCCTGAAAAGCAGGGTTCGAATCCGTGGCGGATTACTACCTACCCACGGAAAAGCCTTTGCACAAAGGGGTTTCGGCTCGTCAACAGAGGAATTTAGTAACAAATAGGTAACATTATGAGGTATATAGCACAACATCAGTCATTAGGGATGGGCAATGTGTTTGCCCAGCCACAGAAGCAGTTCATTTTTTCGGCAATCGGTGCAGGAGTAGGACTTGCAAGCAGTATTATCGGAGGTATCAGTGCCTCCAAGGCCGCACGGGAGGCAGAGAAGCGACAGAGGAAGCAGGAGGCAAGCGAGGAAGCGTGGTATAATAGGAGGTATAACGAGGACTACGCTGACACGGCAGCGGGGCAAGACCTCGTCCGCAGGGCAAAGGAATTCGCTAAGGAGAACTGGCGCAAGGCCGCAGGAGCACAAGCCGTTGCAGGTGGCACGGATGCCGCAACCGCTATGGCAAAGGACGCTGGAAACCGCATGATGGGCGACACAATAGCCGGTATAGCCGCCACAGACCAGAAGAGGAAGGAGAATGTTGACAATCTGCATCGCCAGGCGCAAGAACGCTTCGCCCAGCAGGACATGAACAGGGAAATGCAGAGGGCGCAGAACATCACACAAGCCGCACAAGGGGCATCCAATGCCATCATGAGCGCAGCAGGAGCCGTTGACCAAGCATCGGCAGCCAAGCCAAGCCTCGTAGGGGCAGCTAATAATAGTAAGGTAACGCTGCCTTCGGGTTCGCAGAGCCTTGATGCAATACAAGCAGGGTTGAAGCGTGACTTCGCAGGCAGGGTGACAGGCGGTGTGTGACGCGATGGAAGCGGTGTGGCGAGGTGTGGGCGATGGTGGGGATGGGTGCCCCAAGGGGGCGGGGGTGTTGACCACCCGAACGAGGTACAGCAGAGAAATGTACAGACAGACATTCGCTTTTTCATCTGACCCCCTGGGGTACTTACCACCATTTTCAGTAACATTGAATAGTATTTTTGATTATGAAGAAGATACATCACAATTTAGTTGAGTGGGAGCAGGAGGACATACTTTACCTGAACACCCACTATTTGGAGTTGTGTAATGAGGACATGGCCCGCCATTTGGGCGTGTCGGCGACTACTGTCAGCGTGAAGTTGAGGGAGTTGGGATTGTCGCGACCGAGGTGGAATCCCCCTCATGCTTGGACTGGGGAGGAATTGGCTTATCTTATGGAGCACTACCCTAACGAACCTACCTGCGACATTGCGCACCATTTGCGTTTGGGCGAGGGCACGGTGAAGAAGAAGGCCGACCAGATGTGCTTGAAGAAATCGCCGTCTTACTCTAAGGCTTCCTATAGCGGTCGTTATGTGAAGAACTATAAGCATAGTGAGAGGAATGTCGGTGAGGTGTAGGGAGTTGCGCCACCATTTGGCTGTGCTTCGTAAGTGCCAGCGTTGTCTGCATTTGGCAGGTAGTAAGGACATGGACGTAGCGGAGATCCAGGAGGCTATAGACTTTGTAGTTGAGTATTGCAAGAAGATGTGAGTATGAAGGAATATTTATGGATTATTTTTAGATGGATGCTTTTGATTTTCGTTTGGTGTCTTTGTGTTTTTGCAATTCGCAGTTGTTACCAATGTAAGCAACCATCCGTCGCAAAGAGCGACACGGTGTATGTCGAGCGGATTGTGGAGGTGAAAGATACTGCACCTGGCATAAAGGAAGAAAAAGTAATCGGTCAAGTAACCTTTCCAGTTCTTTCCAGTTCTTCCAACATTGGAAAGAATTATGTAAAAGAAACGGGAAAATCTTTACATGACGCCGCTAATATAGAAAAAAATAACGAAAATCTTAACACAACTTCCGAACCGATTGTTCAGCGTGATTCTGTCACTTTCGATATTGTTCAGCGAAAATACACCGAAGATTCCACCTATACCGCCTACGTCAGCGGTTTGAGCTATGGTGTATACCCAAAGCTGGATTCCGTGATTGTGAGACAGAAGATAGTGGAGCGCACGATAACGAATACCATCTACAGAGAGAAGAAAGGATTGAGGGTTAAGTTTCGTCCTGCTGTTGGTGGAGGCTATGACCCTCTGAATAGGGGATGGGGAGTGTATGTAGGTGGTGCTTTAGTATTGGATTGGTAGGATGATGAAGTATTCTTTGGCGAAGGCTATAGTAAGCGTGGTGTTGGCGGTGTCGTATTTCGCGGCACCCCAGTTTGCCTTTCCCGGTGGCGGTGTCTTTGGTCATCTGTTCTATCCGCTGAGTCATGCGAATGTGTTCCATCTGTTGGCGAATGTGCTTTGTCTTTGGATGATTCCCTGCGGGTTGCATCTGTGTAGTGCCTGGGTTGTGGCGGTTGCTTGCTCGTTCCTGCCTTGTTTCCTTGGTGAGGACACTTGCGGGTTCAGCGGGGTGTTGTTTGCCATCGTTGGCATGAGCTGGGGGCGGGTGAAGCTGTTCAGGGAAATGCTGTGGAGGAATAAGTGGTGGATAGTGATACCGATGTTTGTTCCCCATGTGAATGCGCTGCTGCATGTGTGGTGCTTGCTGGGTGGATTCTTGGTGGGATATATTTGGCGTGATAATCTGTTGCCCAACGGAACGAAGGACTGGATATGAAGGAAGAGATAAGGCAGCTGATAGCGGAGAATCATAGCAGGAGGCAGGAGATATTCGGGCCTTACGACCAGCTTACGGGCATAGGGTGCTATGGATTCAAGGAGGGAAAGAGGGTGCATGTGGTCATTCCCGACTGCATGATACCCGAAATGTGGATTCCGATGGAGACATTGGAGAGCACGATATGGCATGAGGTGCTGAAATACGGGAGCATCAGGGCATTCATCGAAGAGAGCGGGCAGATAAACGGACGATACGATGAGGGGTATCATCAGGACGTGGAGGAAGCCTTGTTTCAGGCGAGGTGCTACGATGATCCTGAGTTTGCCTTCGTGTTGGTAGACCAGATCGTAGACAAGGTGTCGGGTGGCATGATTCCCTTTAGGCTCAGATATGCACAGAGAATGCTCTTGAAGCTCTTTGAGGACTTGCGCAGGGAGAACAAGCCTATCCTTGTGGTGCTGCTGAAAGCCCGCCAGTGGGGAGGCTCTACCCTCACGCAGATGTATATCAAGTGGATGCAGGAGTTCCGTCACCCTCATGGATGGAATGCGGCGGTTATCACGCAGGCAGACTCCACTTCGAAGAAAATCAAGGCCATGTACCGCAAGGCCGTGGAGAAACAGCCGGGTTGGACGGTTGGAATGCCAGGCAGCAAGCTACAGATGACCCCTTACGAGCGTTCAGACTCCGACTTTCAGATTACCGATGGCAAATACTTGGCGCGTACCTCGCTGTTGAGTATCGCTTCGTTCAACTCGTTTGAGAAATGCCGTGGTGACAACTACAAGATGGTACACTATTCCGAAGTTGCATCATGGAAGAAGACCCCCGAACACGACCCTGACGAGGTGATTTCCAACTTGCAGGGTGGATTCCTTGGACTGCCCGACGAGTTGGCCGTGTTTGAGTCAACGGGTAAGAAGAACAGCGGTTTCTTCTATGATTTGTGTCAGGATGCCATGAAGGAGGATTCCACTTCTGCCTACCATTTCCTGTTTATCGCCTTCTTCCTCATTGAGAACGACATGAAGCCGATGGGGGCAGAGGGTTTCTCCGAGAAGGAAGAGGAGGAATTTGCCACTTGGCTATGGGAGAATAGAAACTATGAGCAATGCCCAGCCGGATTCCGTGAGAGCGGCAAGTTTTTCTGGAGACTGTGGAAGATGGGCGCATGCTTTGAGGCCATCAACTGGTACAGATACAGGCGCAACGAGCACAAGGCGCACGGCTATATGGCCTCAGAGGCTCCAATTGACCCCGTTGAGGCTTTCCGTAATGCGGGTAATGCGGTGTTCGACCCGTATGCGATAGACGATTTGAAGGAGGATTGCAAAGCACCCAAGCCAGCACTCTACTATGCCAACATCAACCTGCCTCCATTTGAGGTGAAGAGCAGGAAAGTTTTCAAGGATGCCGACATCAAGATACGTGAGGACAAGCAAGGCGAGCTGAAGATATGGGCGATGCCCAACAACCACCTGCTGAAGGTTAAGAACCGCTACCTCGTCTCTGTGGATATTGGCGGCAAGAGCCACACAAGCGACTATACCGTGATGACCGTCTTTGATTTGATGGGCATGTGTCCCGAAGTGAAGGGAAGGCCGAGGGTAGTGGCACGATGGAGGGGACATATCCGTCACGACATTCTCGCGTGGACGGCAGCAGCCCTCGCACACTTCTATGACGATGCGCTCCTTGTGATAGAGAAGAACACGGCAGACCGGGAGAAGGACAACAACACCGAGGGCGACCACTTCGGGACGATTATCACCGAGATAGCCGGATATTATCCGAACCTCTATCAGCGCGTGAAGGAACCCGAAAGCACCACCGAGGGAATCAAGCCTATCTACGGATTCCATACCAACGTGCAAACGAAGATATGGCTGATAGACAACCTGATAGCCTGCGTTGACGATAAGCTTTGGGAAGAGCCTGACGAGAACATGTATCAGGAATTGGGCTGGTATCAGCGAGACCCAGAGACCAACAAAATGGGCAATGAGCCCGGATCGGGAAAGCATGACGATGTACTGATGTCAACCGCCATCGGACTGTGGATTGCCTTCCATGAGCCTGTCTACAAACCCTCTTGGAAACGTGAGGAGAAGAAGGAGAAGGAGCAGGAGCCTATGACCGAGGCGAGAATTTAAGGAAAAAGTGAAGAATTGGCTACCGCTTTAGTTTTTCACGGCGCAGCTTTTCCCTCTCACGCTTCTTTTTCAGCTTTCGGTATGACCGTTCCCTGTGCTTTGCATTGACCATCCTGCCCTCGTCATCGTAGTGGTTGTTAAGGAGCGCGGAGCGTATCACCCTGAACGAGCTGCCCTTGATGAAGAACTCCGGCGCAGGCTGGCACACGGCGAACTTGACGATGTAGGTGAGCGACTTGCCTATGAAAGCCCGCTTCTCCGACAGCTCTATCACCTTTTCATAGAGGGAGTAGTACATGCGCTTCTTGTTGGGTATCATCATGTCAACCCGCGAGAAGTCACCCTGCACCATCGGCGAGATCACCTGCAATGCCTGCTTTGCCGAGATATAGTATCGTGGGGCAGGCTGTTTCACGGCCTTCCTGTAGGCATCCTCCTGCGTAAGGCAGGAGAGAGCCACCTTGTTGTATGCCTTTATCAGGTCATCCTGGAACTGTCTGGTTATGTCGTAGTCATTCTTCATATATGCTGTCTCCTATACACAAACTATCATAAATTTCTTTTCTCACAGAAACACTATACAGATAGCCATTATTATTCAACTTGACATACCATTGTCCTGAATGGTGTATAGGCACTAATATGATAGGTCGTACACTTGCAGGCAGGTAACTGACATATTCTTCTTTGTGATACTTATCTATCACAATCCCTCTCTTCTTCCCGACGTTGCATGACGGTAAAATGAAAAGCAATAGTACAACAATGGCTTTGTAAATCTTCATAATGTCGCAAAGATAGGAAATACTTTCCAAAGTTGCAAGTATTTGAAAGAATTGGAATATTTCTCGACAAATGATAGCAAACTATAGCAACAAGAATTAAGAATTAGTAACACTTGCGACTGTTATGACACGGAAGGACTGAAATCCTTTATGCCTATTTTTGCCCGCAGAAATAACGTTATTCTTTATGGCATTTAATTATTTTGCTCAACAGAAGCAGCAGAACAACCCCAACGAACGGCAGCAAGCGGTTCAGCAGCAGCAGGTGACGCAGCCTGTTACGCTTCCATCGCAGCCGCAGCAGACCCCCGTGGCGAAGCCTCAGCCTACACTCCCCGCCATCGACCCCAACAGCGACACGGCAGGCATGGATGCGCTTTCATCGATGGTCACCACTCCCCAGGAAGAGGAAAGGATGAGGAAGGCCAGCGTGGCCAATCGGCGTATCATGGCAGTGGCCGATGCACTCCGGCATATCGGAAACATCTACAACACCGTGAACTATGCCCCCGCACAGCAGTTCAACAACCCCGTGCAGGAGGAACAGCAGCGGTATGAGAAGGGCAAGGCCCTACGCGATGCCGCCAATGTGAAGTACTACACCTACCAGCAGGCAAAGGCGGCACAGGATGCCAAGGCAAGGCAGTGGCAGGCAGACTTCAACCTCAAAGTGGCCAATGCAGCGGCACAGGAACAGTACAGAAGAGACCAATTGAAAGAGCAAGGGAGATTCCATGATTTGAACTATCAACTTGGAGTAAGGAGAGCTGACGATGCAAAGGCAGGAAGGGAAGCTGCCCTGAAAGAGACAAGACGCTACCACGACATCACGGCAGGTCAGCGTTCACAGAGTTTGAAGATGCAACGTGAGCGCACAGATGCCTACGTTAAAAAGGTAAATAGTGTAGGTGGTGGTGGAAGTGGCAGTTCCTTCCCTCTAAAGACCCCTTACGGCAGAATGTTAGCACCTGGCAAATCCATTCCCCAGCCTCAGATGAATCAGGCATACGCCGACTTTGAAAACAATGGCTGGATTCCCAAGAATGAATGGCAGAAGGTTATGGCAACTTTGCCTTTAGGAAGCAACGAGACCCCAGACTATGTGAGGAACAGGCTCGTGGCAGAGGCGATGGCCAATAATGGGATGGCGGCTGACTACATGCGAGACAACTTCAATTTCCGCTATGAAAACGATACAAGGGGTAGCGGGCAATATCTGATGGATGCGCATAATCAGACCCCATACTTAGGCTACACTCCCGACTGGAGGGGCGGCAAGAACCTTGGATTAGGTATAGGCATGCAGCAAAGCAACAACGAAGGTAAGAAACTTGGATTAAATTTGTAATATGGCACAAAACGACAACATATCAAAGCTTCACGGTCTTTTGCAGAAGGCAGGTTACAACGACATAGGTACGGAAGATCAGTTCCGCTCATGGGTAGGCAATACTGACAATGCCAAAAAGCTGCACGGCCTTCTCCGAAATGCGGGCTATAACGACATAGGCGATGAAAAGGCTTTCATGGGATGGCTTGGCGTAGGCACTCAGGCACGTGGGCAGGAAACTGCGGCACTACCGCAGTCTACTGAACAGAGGCAGGCGGCACAGCCTCAGCAGGCGCAGATGCAGCAGCCCAAACAGCCTTATCAGCCATCATGGCAGGATAGAATGGCGATGGATATGGCCATCAATTCTGCACAGGGTACAATAGACTCTTCAAAGGAAAGCCTTAGAACCATTCAGAACCAAGAGACTTTCCGAAAGCAACAGCCTTTGGGTGGAGGTGTGGCCAAGAGCGCACCAAAGTTCAATGCAGAGACCGGGCAGATGGAACAGAGCTATATCACTTCTGCTGGTACTGAGCATGCCGAAAGAAATGAGGCCGAGGATATTCAGCGTAGGTTGCGTGATGCTGCATGGCGAGAAGCCCATCCGTTAGAAGCCGCAGAACGTGAGAATGCTCTGGATATGCGTGATATTCGCAGGAAAGAAGAGCATCTTACAGATCGGCGAAAGGAGGTAGAAGGTGGTCAACCGCAAGGATGGTGGGAAACTTTCAAGCGTAACCTTGGAGCATCCTTGGAAGCAGGCATGGTTCCGATGGGCAGTAACGTAAACCGTGATATGGTTGAAGCCGAAATGACCCGTAAGGGAGCCTACGGAGCAGAGCGTCAGGGGATAGCGAGGGAACAGGATACGCTACTTGCCCGCAGACGTTTGGCCGAAGAAACCCAGCAACTCCTTGCCGATGTCCGCAGAGACAGAGAAATTAGGGGTATTGGTAGTGGCTTGTTGCGTGCAGGCGGCAAGGTGCTTGAAACAGCCTTCAATCCCCGTACATGGGACTTTGGCGAGGCAGACTTGTCTTCACAGCTGGCCGTGGCCGATGCCGTAATGAAGGCTGATAGTGGAATAGGTATTTCACCTAATGAGCAGAAATTACTTGATACATGGGCAAAGAATGCCGCTATCAATAGTCAGTTTGATGACCAGTTGAGCGGATGGACTAAGGCAGGCATCGTGACAGGCGAATCGTTGCCCTTCATGCTTGAAATGGCCATGAACCCTGCAAGTGGACTTGGTGAGGCTGCTACTTCTCAGTTGTTGAAGTATTCGTTGAAGAAGTATGGAACTAAGTGGGTGAAAGACCATGCCAAGAGCATGCTTGCAAAGAAAATAGCAACAAGGCTTATCGGTGATGTCGTAGGCGCAGGCGTGATGGCTAACACAACAGGGCTTGCCCGCGTTGCAGCAGACGCACAGAGTCGGATGACGGGAGAGGTGGATATACAACTCGACACAAATGGCAATGTCTATTATAAAGGTGTGAAGGATGCCGAGAGTCCTGGAGCCGCAATCTTCAAGGCTATGGCCTCCACCTCCATTGAGAACTGGAGTGAAATGGCTGGAAACTACCTTGGCTTCATCAACAGTTTCTTTGGCAAGGCACTTGGCAAGAGTGTTATCGGCA